CCGATAAAAATGATTGACATAGAAACAAAAGAAGTTACCGTATTTAAAAGCATAGCTTATGCAGTAAGAACAACTAAAGTTAATGAGTATGCTTTAAGACAAGGATTAAGCCCATTAAAAAAGAAGCGATTTGAGGTTAATGGTCGAACTGTTGTTTTTAGGCTACATAACCCCTAACTTTGTCTTATGGCATTAACTCCATTACCTAAGCTATTAGAAAAAACACAAAAGGTGATTAACGCATACGTTCGCAAAAGAGATGAAGGTTTGCCTTGTATATCTTGCGGAAGTCAAAATGCAAATCAAGCTGGGCATTATTTTCCAGTCAAAGGATATTCAGCTTTAAGATTTAACGAATGGAATATCAACTTACAATGTGCTGGGTGCAATATGTATAAGCACGGAAACCAAGCTATGTATAGAATAGGCTTAGTAAACAAGTTGGGTGAACAAGCGGTTAAAGGATTAGAGACAATAGCAACAAGAGTTAAGGTTTACAAATGGTCAAGAACTGAATTAAACGAATTAATAGAAAAATATGGCGAAGGCAAATAACTCAAATAAAGTAAGTTTTGGTCGTAGAAAAGGCGGCAAAGCTAAAAAGACATCTGGTCCAAAAGATAAACCAGTAAAACCATATAATAGACAAGGCAGATGCTAATATCACAAATCAAACCGAACCCAGAAAACCCAAGAATTATTAAAGACCATAAGTTCAAGCAACTTGTTGAGTCTATTAAGTCCTTCCCCCAAATGTTGGAACTTAGACCTATTGTAATAGATGAGAATAATGTTGTACTTGGGGGCAACATGAGATTAAAAGCGTGTATTGAAGCTGGGCTAACAGATGTACCAGTAGTACAAGCTAAATACCTTACGGATTTACAAAAGAAAGAGTTTATTGTAAAGGATAACGTAGGATATGGCGAGTGGGATTATGATGATTTAGCTAATAATTGGGATGAGAAACTTTTAACAGAATGGGGATTAGATATACCAAACTTTCAAACAGATACATTTGCAGACCTAAATAAAGAACTAAGTCTTGATGATGTAACTGATTCAATGTCAATTAATCTAAAATATACTGAAGAAGAATATTACATAGTAAAAGAAGCATTATCTAAAATAGCTTCTACTCCTGAACAAGCAATATGGAAACTAATAACTAATGATAAAATATGAATTTAATGACCATAAGTTCCCTTATAAATGGAATTTAGAAAATGGTTACCCAGCAAAAGGGATAGAAAAAAACAATCTTAAAGTATTTGGAACTTTTATATGTGGTGGTGGCTCTACAATGGGTTATAAATTAGCAGGATATACCCATCTTGGAGGAGTTGAAATTGATCCACAAGTAGCAGATATTTATAAGACAAATCATAATCCTAAATACTTATTTAATGAAGATATAAGGGAGTTTAATAAAAGAACTGATCTACCAGAAGAACTATTTAATTTAGACTTATTAGATGGAAGTCCTCCTTGTTCAACATTTTCAATGGCAGGAAGTAGAGAAAAGGCTTGGGGTAAAGAAAAGCAATTTAGAGAAGGGCAAGCAGTACAAACTTTAGATGACTTAGTCTTTGAATATTGTAATACAATTATAAAACTACAACCTAAAGTATTTTTATTAGAAAATGTAAAAGGTATTATTTTAGGTAATGCTAAGGCTTATTCTAAGAAGATAGTTCAAACAATGGAACAGGCAGGCTATAAAGTACAAATATTCCTATTAAATGGCGCTTCTATGGGAGTTCCACAAAGGAGAGAAAGAGTATTCTTTACAGGGTATAAAAAAGAACTTAACTATAAACCTTTAAGATTAGACTTTAACGAAAGACCAGTACTTTATAAAGAAATTGAAGATGGATCAACAGGTAAGCCTATAACTGGAGAATCTTTAGAATTATGGCAAAAATGCCCAGAAGGTAGTAGTTTAAGTAAGGTTCACCCTAAAGGGCATTACTTTGGATCATATAAAATTAGTCCTAATGTAGTTTGTAACACAATTATAGCTACTGATTCAAGCCCTATTTTCCATTATAACAAACCTAATTCTTTGTCTAATAGTGATTTTTGTAAAATAGGAACTTATCCTTTAGACTATAACTTTAAAGATTTAAGACCTAAATATTTGATAGGCATGTCAGTTCCCCCTGTTATGACTGCTCAAATAGCACATCAAATTTGGTTGCAATGGTTTAATGGCTAACTTTGTAATTCAATGAAAATTCAGTGAGATATGGCAAACGAACAAAATCTTAAACCATTTCCTAAAGGAGTGTCTGGCAATCCAGCTGGTAAACCTAAGGGAGTACAAAATAGCAAGACAAGGCTTTTACGTTTACTTGAATTAGTTACTAAGGTTAGAAACCCAGTAACTGGAGAGGAGGAGGAATTTAGCATAGCAGAACAATTAGATATGCAGATTATAGCTAAGGCGAGAAAGGGCGACCTTAAAGCCTATGAGATAATTTTAGATAGATTAGAAGGTAAGCCTAAGCAATCAACAGAGGTAGAAGTAAGCGGTGGTATGAACATAACTTGGGAGGAGAAAAAAACTTACGTTGGAAATACTGGCAGCCTATAATGGAATTATCAATAAAACAAACAATAGCCTTAGATTTACTTGAAGATAAAACCACAAATGAGATTTTATTTGGCGGTGGTGCTGGAGGAGGCAAGACTGCATTAGGATGTTACTGGCAGTTAAAGCAAAGACTAAAATACCCAAACACAAGAGGCTTAATAGGTAGAGCCGTACTAAAGACACTTAAAGAAACTACATTGGTTTCATTCTTTCAAGTGGCAAAGATGCAAGGCTTAGAAGCTGGTAAACATTATAAGTATAACGGACAAATGAGCCAAATAGAATTATTTAACGGCTCGGTGATTCTACTTAAAGACCTTTATGCTTACCCAAGCGACCCTAACTTTGACGAGTTGGGTTCATTAGAGATTACAGATGCATTTATAGACGAGGCTAACCAGATAGAAGATAAGGCACGAAACATTATCAAGTCAAGGATAAGATACCAGCTTGACGAAAACGAACTAATCCCTAAAGTACTTTACACTTGTAACCCAGCTAAGAACTGGACATACTCGGAGTTTTACAAACCACAAGTAGACGGCACAATAGCGAAGAACAAACAATTTATTGCATCCCTTATTGACGATAACCCATTTATCTCAAAGCACTATAAGGAAAACCTTTTAACCTTAGATACAGTTTCAAAGGAGCGTTTGCTATTTGGTAACTGGGAATACTCTAATGACCCATCAATACTAATCGAATATGACAAGATTCTTGATTCTTTTAATAGCGGCTACATACCTTCTGGTCCACACTATATTACTTGTGATGTTGCACGTTTTGGCTCTGATAGTACTGTTATTGGTATTTGGGATGGGTTTCGTGTTAAACTTCATCAATACAATGGGAAGTCAGTTGTTGAGGTGGCTGAAATTATAAAACAATTCCAAGCAGAGCATCAAGTACCTAACTCGCAAATAGTAGTCGATGAAGATGGTGTAGGAGGTGGTGTTGTAGATATACTTAGGTGCAAAGGTTTTGTGAACAATAGTTCTCCATTAGAAAACCCTATAACAAGACAAAAGGAAAACTTTGATAACCTTAAATCACAATGCTACTTTAAGTTAGCAGAGTTAATGAACGATAATAAAATCTTTATTAATGCAAGTGGCACAACTAAAGAAAAGATTATACAAGAGTTAGAGCAAGTCAAACAAAAGTCAGTAGATAACGATGGCAAAAAAGGAGTAATGCCAAAGGATAAAGTAAAAGCCTTGATAGGTCGTTCTCCAGACTTTAGCGATTGTTTAGCAATGAGGATGATTTTCGAATACACTCCTAAATTCCAAGTAAGCGTATTCTAATATAAAATCTTTAACTTTGACTAAAATATACACAAATGGGATTATTTGACTTCTTGAAAACAAAACAGAAGCTAAACACTATTTTACCTAACATTCCTTTTAACGGACAAGTAGCAATACAACAAGGGATAGTAACGTGGCAAGGTGGCGATAATATTAGCTTTGTAAACGATGGTTACCAAGCAAACGATATAGTTTATTCAATTGTAAAGTTAATTACTGATAAAGCAAAGATAGCCCCATGGCACGTTTATAAGGTAGTAGATGAAGTTGCTGCTAAAAAATACAAGGCTTTAATGAGCCAACCAGATAAAATTGAGAACTGGAAAGAAGTACATAAGCTACATAGCAAAGCATTTGAATTATATAAGAACGATGGTAGATTAAATGAATTATTAAAATACCCTAACGAGCAAGATACTTGGGGAGATTTTATTGAGGCTTGGGCTGGTTTCAAATTAGTTACTGGTAATTCATTTGTGTACGCTAAGATGATAGAAGGCGGTAACAATAACGGCAAACCTTATGAGTTGTACGTTTTACCAGCACAGTATATGTATATTTTAGCTGATATTCAAAGATTCCCTCCAACGATAGCTGGTTATCAATTAAACTATGGACCGCTTTGGGATTTTAGCAAACAAGAAATTTTACAAGACAAATACTTTAACCCACAATGGAATACTACTGGCAATCAATTATATGGTCAATCTCCGTTAATGGCTGCTGCGAAAAACTTGACTCGTTCGAACGAAGCCAAGACTGCTGCGGTTGCATCTTTTCAGAATGGAGGTCCAGCTGGAGTTCTTTTTATGAACGATGATAGATTTGACCCAATGAGTGGAAGCCAACAAGCACAAGCATTAAAGAAGGCGGTTAGTGAGAAAGGTGGTGCAAGTAACTTTAACTCTATTGCAGTAAGTGGATATAAAGTAGATTGGAAACAAATAGGATTAAGTCCGGTAGAACTTGACATTATTGAGAGTGAGAAGTGGGATATGAAAGCACTTTGCAATATTTACGGAGTACC